CACCTGTTCCTAAAGGAGTGCGAATGGCGGTTCAATGGAGGTGATCACCGGGAACTGCTTAACCAATTAAAGACATGGGTGAATTCGAGACAAAAACGTCCTTAGCTAGGACAGCCCAAAAAATCCGTTTGGGAGAACGAAAACTTCTTCTGATGGCGTTCCGGAACTCGGGAAAATCGACGTTGGCCGGCATATTCGTTGCGTGGCTTCTCCATTGTGACCCGGCACTAAGGATCATCGTTCTCTCCGCCGATCACGCCCTGGCGGCGAGGATGGTCCGCAACGTCAAACGGATCATCGAACACCATCCCATGACCCAAGCGCTCAAACCGTCACAGCCAGACCAATGGGCCTCAGACCGATTTACGGTAAGGCGGGATCGGGAGTTGCGAGACCCTTCCGTACTCGCCAAAGGCATCGGCGCAAACATCACGGGGTCTCGCGCCGACATCGTCATCTGTGACGACGTTGAAGTTCCGAACACATGCGATACCGCCGGGAAACGAGAAGACCTTCGTCAGCGCCTATCTGACATCGACTTCGTACTGGAACCGGCAGGCACTCAATTGTTCATCGGCACACCTCACACTTATTTCACGATCTATGCCGACACCGTGAGGGCGGAGGTCGAAGAGTCCGCACCTTTCCTCGCCGGTTTCGAGCGGTTGGAAATCCCATTGCTAGATGAAGCTGGGAAGAGCCAGTGGCCGGAACGGTTCTCCTCAGAGGTGATAGACGCTCTCAGGCTGAAATCGGGTCCGAACAGGTTCAACAGCCAAATGATGCTGAAGGCCGTCAACGTGGTCGAGGGGCGCCTCGACCCAGACCTGTTGCGGGTTTATGACGAAGACCTCGTCTATGTGGAGAGCAACCGCGAAGCTCGCTTGACCCTAGGGGGTCGTAGATTGGTGTCCGCTTCCTGTTGGTGGGATCCGGCTTATGGCGCGCCCGGTTCGGGAGATGCGAGCGTCATAGCGGTCGTGTACACGGACGAACAGGGCACGTATTGGCTGCACGGCATCGAATACCTGGACCACGATCCAGGCCTGGTGGAGAAAGTCGACGAAGCGACGCAGCAATGCCGTAAAGTCGCGAAGTTCCTTCGAAAACACCATCTTCCTGCCGTCCGCTTGGAGACCAATGGACTGGGGCGGTTCCTGCCCGGCCTCCTGCGACGCGAGATCGTAAACGAAGGCCTGGGCTGCTCAGTCATCGAAGAAATCTCCCGCCACACCAAATCGAAACGCATCCTAAACGCCTTTGACGCCCTATTGTCGGCTGGCCGCCTTTATGCTCACCGCCGAATTTGGGATACGCCGTTCCCGATGGAAATGCGCGAATGGCGACCCCACGCGAGCGGCCGCGATGACGGATTGGACGCGGTGTCCGGATGTCTGCTCAACGAACCGGTCCGGTTGCCGAGGGTTCCATCACCAACTACGGACCGGCGTGCCCGGCCCAATTGGCAGGGCACGGGAGGCGCTTTCCGCGCCGATACGGGCTTCGATATCTGACCGGCTTCGGCCGCATCGACAACGACGTTCCAACAATCCTCCGGCGATCGCTAGCGCGGCCGCCTGACACGAATGTGTGAGGCGCCCGGCGGGCGCCTTTTTACTGAAACAAGGAGAATAAAATGAACGACACTTGGATGCTGGATCCGGCTTGGTGGATTACTGCCGTCGAACTTCCGGTACTCGCCGGCCTGTTTTGGTTCGGTTGGCAGACACGGCGCGACGGCGAAACGGCCTTGGATGACGCCCGTCACGAATGGGAATCGGGCGTCTCGTTTCTCCGCGAGAAGATCTCCGCTTTCAAGCTGGAAGTCGCAAAATCGTACGTATCGATCCCCTACCTGAAAGAAGTCGAGAGGCGCTTGACGGATCACCTGATCCGCATTGAGGACAAGCTCGATGGCGCAACGCGGCGGGGCGGGTCGAAATGAGCGGCTTGGACACAAGATCCCGCGGTTACGACACGAGCGACCAAAATGTAATCGTCGGGCCTGTCGATCCGGCGCAGATGGACGAAATCGAGGTGCTGGCCCGAACGCTCTATGGCGAGGCACGGGGCGAACCGGGTGCGGCGGGCGCAAGAAAAATCCTCCGGGTACTGGTGGGGCAACGACGTCATAGCTGTCTGCACCAAACCCTGCCGTTCAGTTGCTGGAACGTAGACGATCCCAATCGCCCAAAACTCCTGACAGTCGAAGCCAAGGACCGGAACTATCAGTCCTGTATGCGCATAGCCAGGCGGGTTGTCCGCGGCGCCCTTGCCGACCGAACCGGCGGTGCCACCCATTACCACGCGAAAGGCGTGTTCCCGCCTTGGGCGCGCGGGCGCATGTATTCGGCGGAAATCGGCCGCCATCAGTTTTACGCCGGGATCGAATGAGAACAAGGAGCCGGAAATGGCAGAGCACATCCAAATTGGCGACGTGACCCCTCGCATTCAATACTCGGGGGACGGTACGCAATCCGTCTTCACGTATCCTTTTCCCATATTCGAGTACGGCGATCTCGAGGTCTACGAAGATGCCGTCATCAAGGCACTGTCGAGCGACTATACGGTTCAAGGCGCCGGTGAGTCGACGGGTGGCACGGTAACCTTCACGGCACCGCCGGCTGCGAATACAACGGTTACCCTCCGTCGCAATGTTCCCATCAAACGGACCAGCGACTTTCAGGAGTCGGGGGAATTCCGGGCCAGCGTCTTGAACGATGAACTCGACAAACAGATCGCCATGCTGCAACAGGTTGCCGAAGACGTGGACCGCGCGGTCGCGTTCCCGGCGACGTCCTCGTCCACCGTTGACCTAACCCTGCCGGAACCGGCCGCCAACGGTCTCATCGCGTGGAGTGCCGGGGCCGACGGTCTGGTCAATGGTCCGTTAACGACGGAGATCGATGCTTCGGTGTCTGCGGCGGCCGCCTCGGCTTCGGCGGCGGCATCCTCGGCCACGGACGCTTCCAACTCGGCATCGACGGCGGCGACGCACGAAACCAACGCCGGCAACTCGGCCGGCACGGCGGCGACGGAAGCGGTGAACGCGGCCACCTCGGCCGGCCAGGCGGCCGCCTCGGCGACGCAGGCGGCGAACGCGGCGGCGTCCAACATGTATTCGACCGTCGAGAACAAGACCTTTGCCGACAGTCCGATTTCTGTCGGCGTCAGCGACAACGGGACGCTGTTCATCGTCTACACAGCAGGCGGCCCCGTCGTCGTCAACCTGCCGGATATCGATACTGTCGGCGAAGCCTTCCGCTGCGGTGTCCTCAAGGATGACGGCGGGTCCAACACGATCACCGTCAATGGCGACGGCGCCGACACGATCAACGGTTCGGCAGCCTACGTCATCGCCAATGCCCGTGAGATGGCCAACTTTGTCGCCAATGAAGTGGGCCCGATGGACAATTGGGTGGCCTTCGGCGGCGGTGTCTCCGCCGGCAACCGCACCACGGAGATCTTCGTGGACAGCACCGACTACACCAGCGGCACGACGACCCAGCTGATCCTCGCCAACGACTATGGTGCCGAAGACAACATCGACGTTCTCTTTGACGGCCACGGCCAGCACCGGAACACCTATAGCCTCTCCGGCACGACGCTGACCTTTACGGCCGAGATCCCGCTGGGTACGGCCGAGGTCCAGGTCACAGGCGGCTATACGCAGTCGATCGCCGTTCCGGCCGACAACTCGGTGACGACGGCCCAGATCAACACCGGCGCCGTCACCGGCGTCAAGCTCTCTGACACGGTCATCAGCGACCTGACCACGGAAACGGCGATCGACGGCGACAACGACTTCGTCATGATGCACGACGCCAGCGCCAATGCGAAACGCAAGATCTCGATCATCAACCTGATGCAGGACGTGGCCGCGATCGTCATTGGTGAAGTCCGCATATGGCCTACAGCGACGGCACCGAGTGGCTTTTTGATTTGCGACGGTTCCGAGATCTCGCGAACGACTTATGCGGATCTGTTCGCCGTGATCGGAACGACCTTCGGTGTCGGCAACGGTTCGACGACCTTCAACCTTCCGGACATGCGTGGACGTGTCGTCGGCGGCGCCAACGATGCCGGTTTGCCCAACGGGGAGACCGGGTCTTTCTCGACGCGTAACGAGGCGGACACCGTAGGCACGGAAGACCACACCCTGACCACCAATGAAATGCCGTCGCACAGTCACACGGTAGGCCTTGGCGGCGGCGGAAGTTCTAGTTTCAACTACGCGCGGCATACCTCAGACAATCAGTTTACCTCCCAGACTTCGGGCAGCACCGGCAACGGCGCGGCGCACAACAACATGCAACCAACCATCTTTCTCAACTTCATCATCGCGACGGGGGTTTGAACCATGCCGACCATGATCAACTTGGCTTTGTCCGATTTCGACAACCTGCCGGAGGCAACGGCCGGCCAAACCGATTCTTCCAGCGATTTCGTGCCGATCCTGGATGCTTCCGGGAGCATCATCAAAAAAGCCAAGCCGAACAACTTGGGCATCGGCGAAGTGGCCGGCGTTATCAAGATGTACGGCGGCGCGTTGGCTCCGAGCGGCTATCTCTTTTGCGATGGTTCGGAAGTGTCGCGGTCCACCTATTCGTCTTTGTACACGGCAATCGGGGACGCTTACGGGGCCGGCAACGGCTCGACGACGTTTAACCTTCCGGACTTCCGCGCCCGGGTGCCGGGCGGCGTTAACCATTCCGGCTTGCCGAACGGGGCCAATGGTTCCTTTTCGACGCGTAACAGAGCGTTCGCAACGGGCGCGGAAACGCATACGTTGACGGTTTCCGAAAGGGGCTGTCCTAGCTAAGGACGTTTTTGTCTCGAATTCACCCATGTCTTTAATTGGTTAAGCAGTTCCCGGTGATCACCTCCATTGAACCGCCATTCGCACTCCTTTAGGAACA